AATAGAGATATAATATTAAATTATAAAAGGAAAAATAAATGATTAATTTTTACGACCATATCGAAGGTGACAAACTAAAACTTCAAAATCCTAATGGCGATGATTTTATACTTGTTGATAAAGAGCAAGCACTTGCTGATATTAAATCACTACTAAAGAAAAATGCAGAGTTTAAAATTCAAGCAGATAAGAAAACTCTTAAGAAAATTGAAGAAGATTTGAATAAATCAGAAACTTCAATAACTTCAAGTTCAACAACAGAAGATTCTAGCACAACTGACGAAACAAGCGGTTCAACACGTGGCAATAAGAAAAAGAAAAACACAGGTCTTAATCCTGAAACAGAAGAAATACCAACACCAACAAATCCTGGTAGAACTGAAGAAATATCATTAGCAAGTGAATCAAGCGAATTAATGGACCACCTATAATAAGGTTTTCTAATGATAATTACACTAGCATTTCAGAAAATTCCTGATGATAATATATATTCTAAAATATTTTCTTTTATTATCAAGAAAATAACAAAATCTGAATATTATCACGTTGAGTGCTTTTTCAAATCTAGTGGATTATTCATTAGTTCAGATATTAGAACAGGGGTTGTAATAAAACCCCTTAATCCTAATTTGTCTAATAAGTATGATTATTTTGATATTAAATTTAATGGCAGAAAATATAAAAATTTAGAAAAATATCTATATAAAATTAATAATTCTAAATATGATATAAAAGGTATATTTCTATCTCAATTATTACATTTAAAATCAAATAAATCACAATCAGAAAATAAATTTTTCTGTTCTGAATTAGTATCAAATATATTAAAGAAATTAGGATTAATCTTAGATAAAGAAGATTATGAATATAGTCCTGAATTGTTATATAGGGAATTAAATGCAAAGAAAATTATATAATGATTATCACGATTTAAAACAAGTTGATAATAATGAAGAAGCAATTAAAAATTCTATTAAAAATATATTAACTACAAGAATAGGAACTTTACCTGGTAAGCCTACTTTTGGAAGTGAATTATATAGAATTATATTTGAACCAATAGACCATATCACTAAAGACATTATTAATACATATATTATAGGTGCATTAGTAAAATGGGAAAAAAGAATACAAGTTACAGATATAGAAGTAAAAGAAATTCCTGAATATAATAAAATAGTAATTAATATCAGTTTCAGTTATGTAAATTTTGAAAATATACAATCTGCTTCTGTATCAATTCAATTTAATAAGATTTTATAAAATTATAAAAGGTTAGAATTTATGGTAAAGTTTTTTAAACAAACAAAATATTACAATTTTATCAAAGAAAAAAATATTTTCAATGGCGATTTATTAAATGAAAATAATCTTAATAATGCTATTAATCAACTCAAAAAAGAAATAGATAATGCTTGGTCTATATTACAAATTTTAAGAGATGATAAGCCATTTGAGTGGCAACCTAATATTGAATATCAAGAAGGCGAGATTGTTTATTATTCAACGAAAGAAAACCCAACATTAGATGATATTAGGAAATCTTATTTTATTGCTAAAGAAAGGGCAGATGGTCTTGATAAGAATTATGCAAAAGTTCCTACAAATCAACCTTTATATTGGGATAGAATAAGAAAACTTGATTTAATTCCTGATTTTGATTCTGAATCTTATATTAAATATACAGGTAATGTTGATTGGACTCCTTCTAAAGATTCTGACCCTGTATCACTTAAATATTATAGAGATAATCTTAATTCAAAATTAGAACAAACTTTAAAAGATTATATAGCATTTGATAATGAAAAGGTATTTTTACCAACAGGAAATTATAATCCTGTTCCTAAAATTTATGTTGATAATGCTATTAATACAATGGCTACAACAGGAACAGCACATAATGCTGATTTTCTAAAAGGAATTGACGGCAATTATTATGTAAGAGTTGATGATAATAATAAACTAATAGCAAGAAGTTCTGATTATAACTATATTAGAACAACTACACAAGGATTTTTACCTGGTGCAAGTTCATCAACAATAGGTAACTTAGTTGATAAATTTAGAGAAATGCACGCTGAAAACTTTATAGGAACTGCTTTACAAGCAAAATATGCTGACGTTGCAGAATATTATGAATCAGATAGAGATTATGAAGCAGGAACAATTTTATCAATTGGTGGTTCTAAAGAAGTTACAAAATATAGCCCTGATTTACCTTTAGCAGGTATAGTATCTGAAAATCCTGGATTTATACTTAATAATTTATTTGATAAAACACATAAAGTTTTAATAGGATTAAAAGGTAGAATTTATGCTAATACCACACATAGCATAGCAAAATCTGAATATGTATATGTTAATGAATTTGGCGAACCTTTTGGAAGTAATGAAAAATTAAGAGATTATGATTTATTAGGTATAGCATTAGAAGACTCAAAAGATAATAAAGTATTATTAAAAGTTTAAAGGAGTCTTAAATGCTTGATTCACCTAAAGTAATAATACAAGAATTTGATGGGTCGTTAAAATCTGCTCCACTTGGTAATGTTGTTACATTTTTTGCAGGATTCTTTGAAAAAGGTGCTATTAATACTCCTATTTCAGTTACTACACCTTTAGAATTTAAACAAACTTTTGGTCGTGCTAATGCTAATAATTATAATGATTGGTATCAAGTTTATAATTACCTATTATATCCTACTAATCCTAATATTATAGTTGTAAGAACAATTAATCAAGAACAATCATTTAATGCAACTGCTAGTGTTCCTTTTAAATCAAGACCTATATTTATTAAAGATTTACAAGATTTTGAATTACAATATGATAACTTCTTGGAACAAGAAAATTTTATAAAAGTTTGTGCTAGAAATCCTGGTGAGTGGGGAAATTTATTAGAAGTATGTATATTTACTGCTAAAGAATATATAGAAAATAAAGAGATTAAAAAAGGATTTTATGCTAAAAATATAGTTAATTATATTAAACAAGGTTATTATTGTATTGCTATATTTAGAAAAGATGTATTAGTAGAGAGATATTTAATTAAATTTGATGATTATGAAATAGTAAATAAAGAATCTAATTATATCTATATTAAAATGAGATTAAACGATTATAGAATATATGATGGTAATATTTGGTGGGTTGATGGTAATGAAGAATTAGCCGACGGCAACTTACCTAATAATAAAAAACCTGTATTTTATGGCACAAATTCATTAAAATTAAAAGATGGTGTATCAGTAGAACCTAGTTTAGCAGATTTAGATGAAGCATATAGTATTGTTGATAATACAGAAGAATATGAAATAGATTTTGTAATTGGAAATGAAAGAAATTATCAATCAGCAGTTAAATTAGTTGAGAAAAGACGTGATTGTGTTGCATTTATAGATACAGATTTAACAGATATTAAACAAATTATTAACAAATCACAAGAATATTTAAGTGAATTTGTATATTTTACTGCTAATAAGAAAAAGCAATATGATTATTTTAGAAATAAGACCATTTATACGTCAATAAATGGCGATATAGCAGGATTAAGAACACAATTAATCAATACCATAGGCACAGCAGAATCTCACTCTAAAATCAAATATAACCTATTAGAAGCCATTGATATAAAAAACAAATTTATGAATGCAGAAAAAGATGAATTATACCAAAACAATATAAATTTATTAACAAGAGATAATAATACTATATATTTTCAAGGCGAGAGAACATTAAGAAAAGGTTTCACAAGAGATTTTACAACAAGATTAATTCTTAATAAAATAGAAAGAAAATGCACCAAAATAAGCAAATATTTTGTATTTGAATTTAATGATACATTTACTAGAGAAGCATATAGTTCTCAAATAAGACAAGTATTATTAAGTTCAAAATACGATAATGAATTGGAAGATTTTAAAGTTATATGTGATATTACAAACAATCCTGATGAAGTAATAGACCACAATAAAATGATATGTGATGTTTATATTAAACCTAAATATTTAGTTGAAGTTATAAATTTAAGATTTACAGCACTATAAATTTGACTAAATTTAAATGATTTAAATAAATAATACAAAGAATAAAATTTAAAGGTTTTTATTAATGAGTAATAAAATTAATGAAATAAAAAATGCTTT